TCCAAATCGGTTAAGACGGGATATCGATAATTACTTGAAAGCAACGATTGATAGCCTGGTGAAGTGTGAATTTTGCGTAGATGACGAACAGTTTGATGAGCTGATAGTACGCCGGGGCAATGTGGTTAAAGGCGGATTACTCAAAATAAAAGTGATGGAAATTTAAAGTGAATATAGGGGTTGCTATGGGAAGTTCTATGGGGCTGCAACTAGTCGGTGGTGAGTGTGGAGAGGGGGTATATACGAACTCTCCTCGCGCGCGCGCGCGTTTTATCAATCTGCATACCAAAAAGAAGGTCAAAGAGTTCAAGTTAAAACTTCGGAATTACAAGCGTCCGGACTTCAATCGAATGATCCTGGACTTAGGAAAATGCGGATGGACACACGAAAAGATTGCAGACGTTCTGCCGGTGTCTGGTGCTTCAACTGTGAGTGAATGGGCGCGTGGTGGCGTTCCTAACTATGACAACGGCCATGCCTTCATTCTGCTCTGGCAAACAGAGACTGGCATTGAGCGTTACCCACTGGAAGGTGAGTGGGCTACATACAAATACAAGATTGGCCAGATGGATATTTTTGAAGACGGCGGCCTGTGTGATCAGGTCATTGATGAGTTGGATCGGGAGTTAGGAGGTTAGTGGTTATACTTCCTGCAATTGAAGTGTCAGAGTGTTGTTGATCTAATCGGGGATGATTGGGAACTTCGAGTTTATAGAATTTATTTGCTAATGCGGCCTGATAAATTTTCACGTCTAATCCATGTTTCGAATTCATTTCATCCACTGATTGACGTAACTTGATTTTATCAGGATCTGACATTCCAACACCCATTATTATGGATGAGAATAAGTTTGGATCGAACTCAATATTCCCTGGAAAATGACTTATTAGGCGAAACTCTTTTTCATACGACCAATCATTGGATTTAGTAAGAAGGCCTTTTTGTATAAATTCAGCTTGTGATTTAGGAGGATTATCAAATTCAGACTTATCCCAATCTGTTGTAATAATTGGATATGTATCTGTATAAGTTATGGGTAAAGGCATAAAGATTTTAGATTTTGGAAATTTGAACTCAATCGAAAAACCTTTATGTGAATCAGTATAATGCGACCACATCAATAGATTTAAAGGGTTGTTGTTGAAGCAAACCACCCCCCATAATTTTCGAAAACTTTCTAAGTATGTGGAGGTATCACAAGCATTTTTAACGCTTTCAAAATACCTATCTTTATATAATTCCCAATTATTACTAATTGAATTTAACTCGTGTTCTGTCGCTTGACTGCTAACGTATTTAATAAATTTTTCTTTAGTAAAGTCATTTAAATTAAAGTCAATACCAAAATGACAGTCAAAAGGATCATTAAAGCCTAAAGGACTCTGATAGCGGAATTCGAATTTTTTAAAAATTTGAAATATTTCTTTTTTCTCATTTATCCAAAAGTGTTTATAAAAATAGAAGTATTCATTATCTTGATTCACGGAGTTAAATTTTTCTAAAATTTCAGGGGTATAAATATATTGTTCTAGCGTTTTCATTAATAAAAATTCCAAAGATTAGAATAAGTATATTTATTTCACCTAGCAAACCGCAACACGAATATCCCTACAACGACTCTATTTATCAACCATTGAATAGTGGGGTAGTTGTAAACCCTTTGTATCAGAGCGGGTGGTAAGTAAGGCAGATCGAGTGTACGAAATACAGTATTCTTTATTGCCGGGATGCATGGAGTTGGAATAAGTATGTCGGGCCGAAGAATAGTAATTTTTTTAATAAGTTTAGGTAGTATTATCACCATATATTTCAATTTTAAGAGGGCTTATGATTTATATCGCTGGCATCATGATTGCATTTTTGTTTTGGCATATTTCAGTTGTGCAGAAAAACTTAAATGACCGTATAAATTCTTTGCAGGAAGATAATAATAAAAACTTTTCAGGTATTAGAGAGGAATACAAAAAGAAGATTGATAGGCTTGAAAAGCGAGTATCTGATTTAAACGTAGAGCTACATGAAACAAAGCAACAACTAACAAAAATTCAGAACAAGGATGATGATTCAGATTTATATCTGTAACACCCAACAAACCGCAATACCCATACCCCCACAGTAACCCTATCAACCAACGATAGGGTTTTTTTATGGCAGCTCGCAAAGTAAATACACCAGGTGCACCAGAGAAAGCACCGGAACCAGTCAGCACAGCAGAACAGGCCGATGCAGCGTTAGAGCACATCACAGGTCAAGATGCTGAATCACAAGACCAGTCTACTAATGAAACTAGTTCAGTTAGTGAACCAGTCGAAGATCCACGTATTGATCAGATCCTTGTAAACCAAGCACGCATTGAAAAGAAACTCGACCAGTTATTGAAGTCGGGCGGTATTGAAGTGAAGAAAAAACAGCGCTGGTCCCAAGGCAAACACGGTCTAGAACTTAAGGATATCTAATTATGTGCGGCGGATTCGTAGGAAAAGCCATTAGCACCGTAACGGATGCCATTGGCCTGACTGATACCAAGGCAGCATCCAAAGGCTATGACGCTCAGGCAGCAGAAGCCAAAGCCCGAGCAGAAGCACAGACAGCAGAAAACGAACAGGTGGCACAGCGCAAAAAGCGTAAGGCATCTGAGGTGCTTTCTTCTGGGTCTTCTCAGGACGAGAAGAAAAGCACATTAGGAGGCTGATATGTGTGGTGGATCAATTGGCAAGTTGTTTCAAAACAGTGGGAAGATCTTTGGCCTTGACATCGTTGGTACGAAAGAGCGTGCAGCGAATAAAGCAGCTGAGAACTCACCAGAAGCCCAGCAATCTAAACAGGACAATGCACAGGCTGCGATGAAAAAGCGTCGAGCATCGGAAGTCCTGAGTGCTGGTGATAGCAATAAGAAATCAACACTAGGCGGTTAAGGCATGAGTGATCGAGCAAGTCAAATTTGCAAACGGTTGGGTGAGCTTCGGGCAGAACGTGCCAAATATGAAGCACACTGGACTGAATGCTACAAGTACGGAGCACCTGAGCGCCAACAGTGTTTTAGCGGTGGTTCAGGTTCCGAAGGCACAAGAGAAAAACAGCGTGCTGATTTGCTGGATTCTACTGCTGCCGAATCAATCCTGATCTTTGTATCTAACCTGATTGCAGGTACCACACCTGCAAACGCGATCTGGTTTAAAGCTGTACCTGATGGTATGGACGATCAAGCCGAACTTACACCAGGTGAACACTGGCTTGAACAGGTCGCACAATTCTTATTTCGCAATATCCACGGCGCAAATTTTGACAGTGAAATCTACGACATGATCATTGATTTCGCCGTTGCTGGTTGGGGTGTGATCTATCAAGACATTGACCGTGAAAAAGGCGGTGGCTTCACATACCAGTGCTGGCCAATTGGTGAATGCTTTATTGCTTCTACACGTCCAGATGGGCAAGTAGATACGATTTATCGTGAATACACTAAAACCGCTGCACAGCTGGTCAGTGAATTTGGCGAAAACAAAGTAAGTGATGCTGTACGTAATGCTTACCAGAGCCGGCCAGATGACCGTTTCAAGATTGTGCATGTGATTGAACCACGCAAGGTTAAGGCATCAATGACCAACCGTGTGTTGCTGCCGAAGAATATGCCGTTCGCTTCATATCATGTGGAAGTGGATGGAAAAAATATTCTGAAGGAATCTGGCTATAACGAATTCCCATGTGCGGTACCGCGTTTTAGAAAGATCCAAGGCAGCGTGTACGGAATCGGCATCATGTCCACGGCGTTACCAGATGCTAAATCAGCCAATGCTTTGATGCGTGACACCTTGCGCAGTGCTGAGATTGATGTGCTTGGTTTCTGGATTGCTGAAGATGATGGCATTTTAAACCCACGTACTGTGCGTATCGGTGGCGGCAAGATCGTTACTGCAGGAAAGGTGGATTCAATGAAGCGCCTGGATAGTGGAAAAGGCTTTCAGGTCGCAGATCCGCTGTTAGATCGTATTCAATCCAGCATCCGCAGAAAGCTTATGGCTGATGGTATGTCTCAGCATTACAACACACCACCTACAGCAGCAGAGATTTATGCACGTGTCGACATGATCCGGCAGCAGCTTGGCCCGTTATATGGTCGTGCACAGGCTGAGTTGCTTGTCCCTATCCTTGATCGTGCCTTTGGTCTGGCATACCGGGCAGAAGCATTAGGCGAAGCGCCAGAGGATCTACAGGGTCGCAATCTTTCATTCAAGTTTATTTCACCACTGGCACGTGCTCAGAAGCTTGAAGAAGTGGCCAGCATTGAGCGTCTTATGGCTTCACTTGGATCAATTATCGAAGTCGCACCGGATGCACTGGACAACATCAATCTTGATGCGGTACCGCAAGTACTGGCAGCCGGTCTAGGTGCACCAACTTCAATCATGCGTACCACGGATGAACTTCAGGCATACCGTGAACAGAAAGCCCAGGCACAACAGCAGGCAGCAGCACAGGAGCAACAGGCAGCTATGGCACAACAGATGACAGGTGCAGTCGCACAGGGCATGGGTAAAGGTCTGGAAGCACAAATGGTCAGTGAGGTGATGCAATGATTTTAGGTTTTGCGGTGATGGCCATTCTTGCGCTGATTGCGTGCGCTTCGCTTTATGCGGCTGAAAACAAGGCAAAAGCATTAAGCAACGAGCTGTTTAAGGAAAGAGCTATATCCAGCACCTTACGCAATGAAAAGCACCATGAATGGGAGCGTGCGGAAGTGCTGCAAGAGCAAGTTTTCGCGCTGAAGCAGGACATTGCCGATCTTAAAGCTCAGCCTGATCAGGAATTTAAAGAACTGGTCCAGGAGCAAGAGGGCGAATTAGGCTTTGGCCACCACGTCAAATGGCGTTCACATCGAAAGCCAACGGCGCAAACCTACCAGATTCACTTTGATATTGAGCCGAACGGCCAACGAATTTTAGAAGAACTCACGGCGCGTTTTAAGCGCAATCCATTTACCGATGATGAACGCGAAACCTGCCGCCGTCTTGGCCGTGCGGAAGTCGTGGACTTCATTCTTAATCGAATCAACACAGCAAACGATCCTCGTTATAACGAGCAATTAGAACTTGCACACATGGAGCAAAACAATGGATGAACAACAAACAGCAAACACACCAGACGTTCAAACAACTGAACAAACTCAGACTACAACACCACCTGCAGCAACAGAAACGCAAACGGTGCCAGGTACTGAGACAACACAGCAGAATCCTGGTGAACAAGAAACGCAAACAACTGAAACAGATCCAGCTACGGCGGTACCAGAATCTGCCGATGCCTATAGCGTTTCAATTGATGGCTTCGATTTTGATGCTTTTAAAGCGGATAACGCAGAAGTACTGCAATCATTCCATGCTGAAGGCATGACCAATAAGCAGGTTGAAGCAGTCGTTAAAGCCTATGAACAGCATCAATCCGTTCAAATGGAAGCATTGCAGAATGAATGGGGTAATGACTTTGGTGCAAATGTGAATCTGGCCAAACAGGCCATTGAAGCATTAGGTTTTCAGGCTTCGGATCTGGACTCTCCAATCGGTGCGTTAAAGCTGGCAGCCGCTATTGGTAAACACATTCAGGAAGATTTACCACCTTCTAACACACAGCAAAGCGGTAGCGAAACCATTCAACAATTGCAAATGTCGGAAGCATACCGTAACGCAGATCATCCTGATCACAAGTCAGTGACGCAACGTGTAGACGCTTGGTATGCAAAACAATACGTAGATTAAGGGGTAGTAAAACATGGCTCAAGACATGGCTACAAATGGCGGGATGATTACCGCCGCATTCAAGCGTCAATTTCACGATGCGTTTGAAATTCAGTGTCAACAAACACAGTCAGTGCTTCAGGTACTGGCACATGATCGCGGTCAGATCCAGGGTTCATCTTTCACAGTCAATGATCTTGGTGCAGTGGAAATGGAGGAGATGACGACTCGATTTGCTGACACCAAATGGTCTGTACCTGAGGCTGGTACACGTTTGGCAGTAATGAAAGATTACGGCCTATTCGTACCAATCGATCCACGTGATGAAGCGAAGCTTTCAGCAAATCCGACTTCACCATACATGCAAGCGTGTCTAGCTGCAGAACATCGTCAGCGTGACCGTGTGATTTATAAGTCACTTGGTGCATCGGTACAGCGTAAAACTGCAGACGGCGAAGATTATACATCTACACCCGTGCCAGCAGGTCAAACCATTGCAGCATCTGCTACACCAATGAATAAGGCCAAGATTGCCAAAGCACGTGCCTTGTTCCGTAAAAACCAGTGTGACAACTTGCCGCTGTACATGATCTATAACTCAGAAATCCTTGAACAGATCCTGGTGGATGATGAGCTAACCAAATGGGACCGCGACACGATCCAGCAGATTCAGGATGGTGATGTGGCTAAAAAATGGGGTGGCTTTATCTGGTTGCCTTATGAAGAACTGGAAGATGGTGCCGGCGGTACTACTGAAGGGCGTACATTCGCAGTTGCAAAAGGCTCAACACACTATGGCCGTAACACTATCTCTAACTTTGACATTGTTACCCGTGCTGACAAATCAAACGTGAAACAGATCGGTGGTATCGCATCTTATGGTGCAGCACGTGCCAACGAGCAGAAGATTGTCTTGATCGACTTCCTTCGCTAAGTAGGGGCTTTGGCTCGGCATCTTGGGCATGGGGTGTCGGGTCTTTTTTTAATAACCGAATTGGAATACTCAAATGACTAAAGCAGTAACAGAACAAGAATTAGCAGAAAAAGCAGCAGCACCGCGTGTGACTAAAAATCAGATCGATGCTCTTATGGATCGTGTTACTTATGTGACCGTACAACAGCCAAGTGATACAACCTCTACCTTTGTGCATGCTTACCTTGATGGTAAATTTTTCTTAGCAACGGGCTTTAGTGGTTGCGTAAATAAAGAAAACTTTGATGCTGGTATTGGTTTGCGTTTGGCTCTTAGCAATGCTGAGAAGCAGGCAGAAAATAAACTTTGGGAACTGGAAGGCTATCGCTTGTTCCGTGGCTAACACCCAACAAACCTAATCAAAGAAGCCTTCAAGATCATAAAAACTTGAGGGCTTTTTTATGTCTATTACAACCAGAACATCTATCGTCAACCATGCTTTAAGCCTGATCGGGGATAGCAACATTGCATCATTTGACGAGAACACGGCACGTGCAGAACGCTGCCGCAGTATCTATGACCAGGTGCGAAAATCAATTCTCCGTGATCATCCTTGGTCGTGTGCAAAAAAACGTACCATTCTTGCACCGGTGACAACTTATCCGGCCTTTGGTTATACCCATTCTTTCCCATTGCCACGTGACTTCATACGGATCATCAGTGCCAATACAGAAAAATATGAGGTCGAGAATCGCTACATTCTGGCCAACACAAACCGGATCAACCTTGAATATGTTTTTGACAACGATAACGAAGATTCTTGGGATTCAATGCTGGTGGAAGCTATGTCACTCAAGATGGCCGCCAAGCTATGCAAACCGAATACTGGTAGCGATGCAGCAGGGCAATCTGCAGAAGCGCAATATCGTGATCTGATCAAGCGTGCACGTACGATCAATGCGCAAGAACGACCTTCTGAAGACATCGTATATGAGGAATCACGTTATATCGGGAGTCGCTACTAATGAAGCAATGGCTACTTAAAAATAACCTATCCAGCGGTGAGCTATCCCCATTACTGCATACCCGGACTGATGTGCAGCAGTATGGCAACGGCGCTAAAAAACTTCTTAATGCAATCCCACTGGTAGAGGGTGGCGCAAAGAAACGACCAGGTACTAAATTTCGCGGCATCTTCACTAGTGCATTGCGCCTGATCCCTTTTGTACCGAACTCAGACAATCCATTTCTATTGATCTTGGGTATTAATACACTGCAGGTGTATGACCCTTTAACGCAATCCGTAGTTCATACAGGAAGCACGCCGTACAACACAGCGGCCAAAGTTGCACAGATCCAAGTGGCACACTCACGCTATCGCATGTTCTTTGTCCAAGGTGATCATCCGGTACATCGTCTGGTCTGTAGTAAGGATTTTGATAACTGGAACTTTGATCAATTCACTTTTGTCACCGCACCGGTGGATGAAATTAACACTACGCCTAACGTGGCATTAACGCCGACTGGTGTGGAAGTGGGCAAAACCATTTCACTGAATGCAGCTGCTTTTCCGAACTGGAGCGCAACAGAAAACTACATCATTGGTGAGCGTGTTATTTATCTTGGCCAGACATGGCGTGCAATAGCGGATAGCACTGGTAAGGTTCCAGCAGCTGAAAGTACCGATTGGGAATCTGTGACTGCAGGTGATGCGTCTGTATTCATTCCTGCGCATGTGGGGGCAATCATTTCGATTAATGGCGGCCAAGTCAAAATTACTTCTTATGTTTCTCCAACGGGTGTGCTGGGAGAAGTCATTGTTAAGCTGAATGCAGACGTTCAAGCCATTGCGAAATCATGGACCTTAAATACTGCGGCATTTACAGCAACTACTGGCTATCCATCTACAGTGACATTCTTTAAACAACGCCTGGTCTTTGCCAACACCAAAAACAACCCGAACCAGTTATGGGTCAGTGCAATTGGTAACGATGGTGATTTCTTGGAAGCAACGGACGATGCCAGCGCATTCTCCATGGCTTCATCATCTGCACAGGCAGACAATATTTTGCACCTGGCACAACGTGGTGGTGTGGTGGCGCTGACTGGTGGCTCTGAGTTCCTGATCAGTTCAACCGGTGCATTTACACCAGCATCTGCCCAGATCGAACAGCATACAACCTACGGCGCACAATCCAACGTCCGTCCGTGTCTGGTGGGTAATGAGCTGCTATTTGTCCAGCGTGGCGGTAACCGCTTGCGTGCTTTGTCCTATCGCTATGAGGTGGATGGTCTGGTCAGTCCGGAACTATCAGCTATTGCACCGCACATTGCAGAGGACCATGGCGGTATCAAGGAACTGACCTACCAGCAAACGCCGTATAGCTTGGTCTGGATGGTGCTCAATGATGGCAAGGTGGCCAGTATTACCTTAAACCGCGATCAGGAAATGAATGCCTGGGCGCAGCATAACTTTGGTGGAGCTGTACGATCAATCTGTGCATTGCCACAAGCTGCCGGCAATGACCTGTGTTTCATGCTGATTCAGCGTAAAGCATCTGTGGTGCTTGAGCAGCTGGACGAAACATCATTCATGGATTGTGAGATTGCACATAACGGCGTATTAGCAAATAGAAACCTGCATAACAGCACACAGTATCGTTTCCAGAATGCAGATGGTTATTTCTATGATGACAATCAGCCAACATCCGGCACGTGGTTTGCTGGCCAACCGTTCAATATGGAAGTTGAGTTTCTGCCACCAGATCACAGCCAGGTTCCCAATACTGCAATGTTTCATAAGATCCAGGCGCATGAAACAGTCTTGTATATCCGTAATTCGATTGGTGGCCAGTGCAATCAGTACGATCTGGAACACAAGTCATTTAACCAGTCTGCATTCCAGAACCTGACCTATACAGGGCCAGTCAGTGTCAGTATGAATGGCTGGTCTACCTTGCACGAAATGGAATTAAAAATAACACACAACAAACCGCTACCTTTCCACGTCCAGAGTGTAGCTATGTTGGTATCAATGAATGAGAGATAAAGATGCTTGTACGTGCAGCAACACTAAAAGATTTAGACACGCTTGTTGACTGGGGCAAGCGTCTGACCAGTGAATCACCACGGTTTAAGAAACAGGGCTTTGATGAAAAGCGGGCGCGTAATGTATTTACGCATTTGATTAATGAGCTTGAGTCTATCCTGATCGTGATAGATGAGTACCAGAACCCGGTCGGTACATTGATCGGTGCGATTGATATTGATTGGCGAACAGGCCAGAAACTTGCTTATGAGCAGGGTCTTTATGTTTTGCCGGAGTATCGTAAATCAGGTGCAGCCAGTGACCTGATTGAAACATTTAAGGTATGGGCAGAGATGAATGAAGCAGATCGTATTCAAGTCGGCACCATCACCGGCATTTATGCTGAACGTACTGTGAAGCTGTATGAATCTCTAGGCTTTGAACTGGTCGGCTATGTTCTGGAAATGGAGGTCTAATCATGTGCAATCCAGGCGGAATCATGCAAGGCGTTCAAAACATGGCAAATGCTCAAATGGCAGATGCTGTGTCCAAAGGTAATGCCAAAACTATCAACTCAGTCGCACGTGCAGAAGCTGAAAAAATGAAGCGGCAAGGCAAAAGTAATGCTTCAACGGCGCGTGCACAGGCTGCGGAAAATGGGGTGAATGTTGATGTAGGTGCAGCAGCAATGCTTCAGGATGAGCATATTTCTGATGCAGCCTATAACGCATCACTCAATATCTCCGATGCAGGCTATCAGTCTAAGCAGGTTCGTATGCAGGGCAAGATGCAACGCAATAACTATTCAATGGACGCTATGGCTAATTTTGCCGGCGCAATAGGGTGGAAATAATGGCGTTAATTCCAAAATCTCAAGGCCGGAATACATCCCGGCCAGTTATGCAGCAACATACGCCAATGACTGGACTTGGAAGTATTGGCAGGGCTGTAGACGGCATTATTGAAGAACGCAGAAGAAAATCGGATGAAGCCGATGTGTCTGCAAAACGTGCAGAGCTTTATCACAATGATCTGGCAGAGAAAGAAGCCAAAGTTAAGCTTGATGATGTGCTGACGACTGAGCTGTCAGAGCAGGTAACATTACTTAAAAACGATGTGGCCAACGGCGCAATGAATGCTGATGTGGCCAATAAAACATTACAGCAATGGTCTGAAAAGCGTTTCAAAGATATGGAAGGTGAGCTGCCCGGGCATGCTCACCAGGCATTAAGTCAGCACTGGTCCAGCAATGTGAGCCGTAATGCCACTGCATTTCTGCCGTTGCAATTAAGTGCAGATACCAAGAAAGGCACCGTACTGGCTGACCGTGTGACTGAGATTGGCACACGCATGGATCGTAAGACTGGCCGTGAATATCTTGAATCGAATCTGGCCACATTGAATCTGTCTGAAGCAGAGAAACAGGCACGTATTTATGGCTATGAATCCACACGTGATGTGCTGGATATTGATGGACGTATTACTGCAGCAATTGAAAGCAAGAATACTGCGGATCTGCAAGCACTCATCACAGATATGGACAGTGGTAAATACGGCTATATCGATGGCCCACAAGTACAGCAGAAGAAAGCGCAGGCACTCAGCCGGATCGATGCAATCAATAAACAGGTTGAAGTCGAAGAAAATAAACGTCTGCAATTAGCTGGAAAAGTTTTGAATGATTTTAAATCTCAGGTGCTGACTGGTCGTGCCTTGGATGATGGTTATCTGGAAAGCGTAGGTGGTGCAGTGGTTGGTACTGAACATGAGGCCGAATATAACTTCTACAAATCACAGTCGAATAACTTCCAGAGCTTTTCCAATCTGTCTACAACTGAGCAACTAAAGCGTATCAATGAGCAGAAGGTACGTGCCAAGAATAGTAAGACCACTGATGCTGTGAATGAAGAAAAGATCTTAGGCGTATATGAATCTATCCATAAGGAAAAGACAGAAACATTAAAAAATAATCCGAATCAGGCAGTTCGTGAAGCTGGCTTGGAAACACATAGCCTGAATGCTGGTGAGCTGAAAGCCAATCCAAAATCATTTGCTGCCAAAGCGATTGATAACGGCGTGAGTCAATTGGCGCTTAAAGATCCAAACATTGTGGTGAAACCCATTGCTGCAGAAGATCTGGCAGAGGCCAAGCAAGCGTTTGAAGCCAAATCTGTGAATGACAAACTGGATTTCATTGGCGAACTCATCAACCAGTCTAAAGGCGTACCGAATGGCAGCAAGATCTGGTCTGCAACCATGGGTCAGCTTGGCGGTGGTGATCTGTCATACCTTATGGCTGGTGTGGCGCGTGCCAATAACTATCGTTCGGAACAAGGTGAAGATGTAGCAGCTGCAATCATTTCTGGTACTCAGGCACTTAAGAACAAAGCCTTGATCATGCCTAAAGATGATCTACTTAAGAAAGAGTTTAATAAGTACGTGGGTAATACGGTATCAGGCGACACTGCAAACATGACTTTTGCTGCATTTAAATCAATTTACGCACACCTTGCTGAGCGTAATAACTATCAACACAAAGATGGTGATGATATTAGTAGCTCCTTGGCTAATGCAGCATTAAGCCTATCTACCGGTGGTGTGTATGAACAGGGTGTGAAATACGGAAGTAAAAGTGGTGGAACTCAAATCAACTGGAAAGTATCAAAGCCATACGGTATGGATGATGACCGCTTTGAAAGTGAAGTCAGCAAAGGTTATACCGCGATTTCTCAGGCCACTGGTATCAGCACAGCCGAACTAGAAGATTTACGCCTGCGCCGTTCTGACAAGCGATCCAAGAAAGGCGAAATCCAATATGACCTGATCAATGAACGTGGTGCGCCGTTGCAAGTGGGTGGCGTGATGTGGCGGATCAATATGCAGGGAGCAATCAAGTAATGAGTAACTGGCTATCTGAATATTCAAGCAGCGATCAAAAGCAGGTTGATCAACTTAATGCACCAGGTGTGAGTTATGCACCGATTGAGCAAAAAGAAGAATCCAGCGCATTGTTTAAAGTGGCTGCACCGTTTCGTGGTGCGGCAGCTGGCTTTGCCAAAGTCGGTGATGCGATTGCTGCGCCAGTTGATGCCGTTGTGGATCGTGTTTCATATTCCTTTGATGATGTGGGCAAAGAGGAATTTAGCGAGCCGTATTCTGCTTATAAAGAACGCAAGCAAAAGACGCGTGATGATCTGGTCTACGAGTCGATTGATTATCTGCAAGACAAAGAGAATACCGGCACAGTTGGCAATATCGCATTCAGTTTAGGCGACTATGCAACACGTGCGGTGGTCGGTAGCGCTGTTGGTGGTATTGCCGGTGCGGCAGCTGTTACCGGTGGATCTGAAACTCACTATGTCTATGGTGATTTAACCCGAGAAGGTGTGGACGAAGAAACCGCTTTAAAAGTTGCTTTGACTGATGGTGCTGTGGCTGCGGTATCAACAGCTTTGCCTATGTCTTATGGTTTTAAGGGCACAGGTGGCGTAATTAAAGATGGCCTTCTTTCCGTTGGTGGCGCATCTGGTCTATCCATTGGTGGCCAAGCTGTATCAGGTGCAATCCTAGAATCGGAAGGCTACGACAAACAGGCCAAAAAATACGAAGTCACAGCCGAGTCAGTCGCTACGGACGTTCTATTAAATACCCTGTTTTTTGGTGCAGCACGTGGCGCAGGCAAGTATTTCAATAATCCCGATGTCACACCAGAACAGCAGCAGGCAGCACTGGTTTTAAATGAATTGGAGTTTGAAAATACACTGGCACCAGTGAATCCGGCCAATCCAGTTCAAGCCAATAACCATTATAAAAATATGGATGCCGCAACTGAAGCAATCCGCATGGGTCGACCGGTGAATGTGGTGCATCCAGTTAATGGTGAGGATAAGCAGAAGCCTGTCAATTACGACACCATGGCTTTACCAACCAATGCCAAAACGATTGCACGCAAAGCACAACAGGCCGGGATTCCTCCAAATGTAGCTTTAACGATTGCCCATATTGAAACTGGCGGCTCATTTAGCCATACAGCCAAA